CAGGATATTTAGGGCCTAATGTGTATCCAAGCCAGTGGACATACTTGCCAACCTCAGACTTGTCGGGATTTATTTTTGCACCAAAAACCTTCAATGCCAACCTAGCAAAAGTAGGTAAATGAACAGAACCGGTTATTCGAATTAAACCGTCGTCACCCATGAAATAGCGCTCGTGATAATCGAGGCCTAGTCTCAACGCAATATAATGTGTCATTATGCCGTTGCAGACACTATCGACTAAATTAGTGAAATAACTGCCGGATGGAACACCAGATGACTTGACAACAATTTTTCCAGACTTCATCTTTATAGGTGTGTTAATGAAGTAACGAATTACTTCTTTCCACAAAGTTTCTATAGTACATGGGTCGGTAGGAGCACCATAAAATTGGTATCGCTTGAAATCTAAATTAGTTCGCAATATTGCGAAAGCATCTCTAATCAACCATGCAGGTACATTAACATCAAAAGAAGAGTAATCAATTCCTAACCACTGGCTGGTAGGAGTGATTTTAGAATTCAGATGTTTCATATGGCCTTTATGCCAACGGTACCATATTGCGTATGGTGTATCAAAACTGCTATTGTATGCTGCTATTAACGGTTGGGCAAAAATTCCTTCCATTATAGTCATATCGGTAGGATAGACCCAAACTAATCTAAATTTGTCTTTAGTACTAGTCACAGTTTTAACTGCAGCTGTACAAGGTACACGAAAGTGTGAGACTTGACGATATTTCACTTTATGGATGTTCCATCTTATTAAATTGGTGTCGACATCTTGTTTCTTGCGGAGACCTTGGGCGGTATACGGTAGGCCCGGTGACCGGTCTGGATGTGGATAATGTCGAATGACATCATTCACGTGCCTGATCTGTTGCTTAGGTATTTTAAAATCTTTTTGTGCTAAGAATAAGGCATGTTTATAAAAAGAATCGTTAGGCTTTGAAGGGAAATCTCTGAAATACTCGAGTATTCGAGCATCGATTTCTAGAAGTGTAGGATTATATCTACTTGGTAACTTGTGCAT